TTTAAATTCATTAAAAGAAATATTGGGTGAAAAATATAATCATATAAAAATATATGAAAATCCAACTGTATTAACATTTGATGACTTTTGTTTTGGTCTTATTCCTTGGGTTACTAAAGAAAACGAACAAGAGATTGTAAATTTTATACAATCTTGTCCGTGTAAGATGATTGGTGGCCACTTTGAAATTGTAGGGTTTCAAGTAATACCCGGTGTAAAACATCAAGGTGGTTTTAATGTTTCTGTGTTTTCCAGATTTGAAAGAGTATTGTCTGGACATTTTCACATCAAACAGAATGAAAATAACATATACTATTTGGGTACTCAATATCAAATGAATTTTTCAGATGTCTATAGCACAAAGGGGTTTCATGTTTATGACACCGAAGAAAACACATTGGAATTTATTGAAAACAATAACAACATATTTCATGTTTTTGTTTATGACGATTCTAATCAAGATGAAATCAAACGTATAGCAAAATTTGTAAAAGATACAAGTTTAAAAAATGGTTTCATTCGAATCACAGTTCGAAACAAAACTAAATCAGAAATATTTGATCGTTTTATTGATGCTCTTTGGGATAAAGGTATTCAAGATCTTTCTGTGGTTGAAGATCATTTAGAAAAATCAACAACAGTTGAATTTGATGAAGCAGAAGATACAATAAGCATCATCAACCGAGAAATAGATGCGATAGAGAGAGATTTAAATAAGGTTAAGTTAAAAACCTTGATTAAAGATTTGTATATGGAGAGTTTAAAAATATGATACCGGAAATTGGAAATTCAGAAGAAGTAAATTTTCTTTATAAAACAGAAAATGATCTACAAGATGAAAATAAAAGAGTAAAGTTAGATGGTTCTGGATTGCTTATACGAGAATCCCATTCACACTATTATGGTTATCTTGTTCGTGGTGATAACGAATCATATAAATTTTCTTTACCAAATTCTTTCAGCGTACCAAATGTATATGTACAGAAATCAAAGATATTTGGATATGGTGTATTCGCAAACACTGATTTTAAAGTAGGGGATATTGTAGAAGAAAGTTTTTGTATATTATTAGATACAACGACAGAAAATGTAGATGATTGGGTACTTAATAAGTACGCAATTGAATGGGATTGTGACTGTGATATTTGTAAAACTAATGGTAAAACTTTATTCATATCACCTGGTTATATTATGATGTATAATCATTCAAAAAATCCAAATGTACATCTTCAGATTGAAAAACCATTCAAACGTGTTAAACTCATAGCACTTAGAGATATTAAAAAGGATGAAGAACTTACATATTATTATGGTGCTAATTATGTAAAACGTTTAGAAAAACAAAAACAATTAGATATTCGCACCGATGTAGCAGAAGGTATGCCTGCTGGTTATGTTGAAACGAGTACTCCTTGTGGTAACAAGGCAAATGTAGAAACACCCAATCAATTAACATCAACAGATTCATCTGTATCGTTTAGAGAAAGAACAATATAATGATAAAATTTGAAAAGGTTCGTTTTAAGAATTTTGGTTCCTTTGGAAATAATTGGACAGAGATTAATTTAGAGAAAAATTCAACAACTTTGATATGTGGAAACAATGGAAGTGGTAAGTCTTTTGCTTTTTTAGATTCAATAACGTTTGCTTTGTTTGGAAAACCTTTTCGAAAAATAAACATACCACAACTTGTAAATTCTATAAACGAAAAAAGTTGTATTGTTGAACTTGAATTTTCCAGAGGTAATGATAAGTTTTTAATTAAAAGAGGAATAAATCCACGTTTATTTGAAATTTATAAAAATAATGAGTTAATTAATCAAGATGCTAAAAGTCTGGATTACCAGGAAGTTCTGGAGCAACAAATTTTGAAGATGAATTACAAGACATTCACTCAAGTTGTGATTCTTGGAAGTTCTTCGTTTGTTCCATTCATGCAGTTGTCTGCTGCTGATCGACGATCAGTGATTGAAAATATTCTTGATATCAATATTTTCAGTACAATGAATGTTGTTCTTAAAGGTAAGATCCTTTCACTAAAGGAAAACATAAAAGAACTGAATACTAAAATTGAAATCGAAAAGAGTAAGATTAGTACACAGATGACTTTTATTAATACTCTTGAAAAGAAAAATAATGAAGACAATGAAGATAAACTGAGTCACATTAAGGAACTTGAAACAAGATGTAATGAATTACAAGGCAGTCTTTATGTAAATGGACTTGTAATGTATACTGAAAAAGATATACAAGACGCTGTGAATAATTTAAAAACACATAGAGATAGAGTTAAAGAGATGGAAAGAAAACTCGCTTCCTTAGACACAGAGAAAAAACAAAAAGAAAAAGAAATAGTTTTCTTCAAGGAAAACGAAACTTGCCCAGTCTGCTCACAGCATCTAGACTCAAGGGTAAAGAAAGAAAAGATTTTAAACACAAATCTTGATATATCAAATATTGATAACAATATATCAATTGGAAAAGAAACAATAGAAAATAAAGAAAACGTTATTAATGAGTTAGAAGTAGTATTAAACAATACTAGAAAATTGTTGAATGAAAAAAATACAATTGAAAGTGAAATCAAAACTATAAAGCAAGAAATAAAAAGAATAGAATTATCCATGAATAAATCTTCATTGGTTGGTGATATTCAAACGGAAAAAGAAAAATTAATTCTCCTACAAGGTGGATTGAAGGCGATAGAAGATGAACGAACAGAACATTCAGAAGAATTAATGTATCATGAACTAGCAAGCGATCTTTTAAGAGATGGTGGCGTTAAGACAAAGATTATTAAATATTACTTGCCACACATGAACAAGTATATTAACAAATATCTTTCATCTATGGACTTTTTCGTTCAATTCAATCTTGATGAAGAATTTAACGAACAGATTAAGTCACGCCATCGTGATGACTTTACTTATATGAATTTTAGTGAAGGTGAAAAAATGAGAATAGATCTTGCTCTCATCTTATCATGGAGAGAGATCGCAAGACTCAAAAATAGCATTAGTTGTAATCTATTGATCCTAGACGAAGTTTTTGATTCATCTCTGGATGGAGTTGGTATGGATGAACTTATGAAATTGCTCAAAGTTGTTAGTGATAAAACTAATGTTTATGTAATTAGTCATAAAGCAGATCAACTCGTAGATAAATTTTCAAATGTTATCTCATTTGAAAAGAAGAATAATTTTAGTAAAATGATAAATACTTAAAATGAATGTATCGGATAAATTAAATTTCAGAGGAACCTTTCGTCAGTATGATGCTGATGGTAATCCATATCTCTATAAAATTGGAGATGTGGTTGAACTAAAAGGCAAGAAGTTTGTTGCTTTAAAACCAACCAGTTCAAAGATACCAGGAACACAAGAAGGTGAAACACACTGGAGATCTATCGGTGGAGATAGCACTTTTTATATCTCTGAAACCACACCACCAAATTCAAATGTTGGGGATAGATGGTTTGTACCTTCTACCGAAATTTTGTACACTTTTGTAAAAGAAGAAACTAGTCAGTTTTGGGTTGAATTATAACTTAAAAAGGAGTATAATAGTGAGATGAGTCGTGAAGAAAATAAAAAAGAGTTTAAGGATAAGTTTAAACCTAAACAATTAAAATCCGTAAACCGTAAGGAAAAAGATTCAGAGAAAAATCGTTCAAAGCAACAACTTAAAAATTATGTTGAGAGTGGCTTTGATGACGATGATTTTGAAGATAATTTTATGAGGTAAAATATGAGCACCGTGACTTTTTCGAAAAATACATTATCAATACTTAAAAACTTTTCAAATTTAAATTCAAACCTTTTGGTAAAACCGGGTAACGTTATCAAAACAATTACACCCTCTAAAAACGGTATGGCAGTTGCTACTGTTGAAGAGGATTTTGATACCGAGTTTGGAATCTGGGATCTAAATAAGTTCCTTGGAGTTATCAGTCTGTTTGGAAATCCATCATTTGATTTTGGAGAAAAGAGTGTCAAGATCAAGAATGGTGGTAATTCTGTAGTAAACTATTACTATTCCGAACCAAGACTTTTGACTGTTCCAACCAAAGATGTTGTGATGCCTTCTGTAAGTATTTCAACAACAATGCTAGAAAAGCAGTTTGTAGAACTTCAAAAAGCAGCAGCAGTCATGCAGTTGCCAGATCTTGTCTTCACATCTGATGATGATTCTATTATTGCGATGGTTTGTGATATTTCAGATCCTACATCAAATAGTTACAAAGTAACTCTTGATACTTGGGATGCTCCTGTTCCAAACTTTATGTTTCATTTTAAAATGGAGAATGTAAAGATTCTTGCTGGTGATTATCAAATAAACTTTGCCAAGAATATTGTTGGTGAGTTTGTTAATAAATCAATATCACTAAAGTATTGGTTTGCTATGGAATCAAATACTTCAAAGTATGGAGACTAAATTGAAACCTGAAAACTTTCTATGGGTTGAAAAGTATCGACCCAAGACTATCGAAGATTGTGTTCTTCCCGTGTCGCTAAAGTCAACCTTTAGCGACATGGTTGCTAAAGGTGAACCACAAAATTTACTCTTTTCTGGAACTGCTGGAGTGGGTAAAACCACAGTTGCCAAAGCACTCTGTAATGAGATGGGGTGCGATTGGATTCTGATTAATTGTTCTGAAGAGGGTAATATTGACACTCTTCGTACAAAGATTCGTCAGTTTGCCAGTACTGTGTCTCTGAGTGGTGATGTTAAGAAGGTTGTGATTTTGGATGAGTTTGACTACTCAAACGCAAACAGTATTCAACCAGCACTTCGTGGTGCGATTGAAGAGTTTGCCAATAATTGTCGATTTATTCTGACCTGTAATTACAAGTCACGAATTATTGAACCAATTCATTCTCGGTGTACCTGTATTGATTTTGCCCTACCAACCACAGAAAAACCAACCATTGCTACCAAGATGATGGAGCGATGTGTTTATATTCTCAATCAGGAAGGAGTTAAGTCGGACAAGAAAGTGCTCGGTCAATTGATCATGAAGCACTTTCCAGACATGCGACGAATTCTGAATGAACTTCAGCGATATGGTGTCTCTGGGTCAATTGACGTGGGAATTCTTAACTCTGTCGCTGATTCTGAGATTAAGAATCTAGTTAGTTCAATGCGAAACAAAGACTTTGCTGGAGTTCGTAGGTGGGCAGCAATCAACGCAGAGACTTCTCCCCAGGAGATTTACAGGAAGATCTATGACGCTATTGGAGAGGTTATGGAGAACCAGAGCGTTCCAGAAGCAATTCTCATCCTTGCTGAGTCTCAGTACCGCTCTGCGTTCGTTGCTGATCAAGAGATTAACCTAGTGGCGTGTCTGGTTCAAATTATGATGTCATGTGCCTTTAAATAATATGCTTTCTGAATTTTTAAATTCTATTAATGTGACAAAAGAAAATCTGCTGTCTAAAGATTCTAGACTAGAGAAAGATTATCTTCCTTTTGTTGTGAATAAATGCTTTTCATATTTTCCAGATACCATTTTTTATGCCAACAAGGTAAATATGATGCCATTCTTGGATAAGAGATTACAATACGACTACTTATTTCACTCTGTTCAAAAGAGAAAAAGGTTCTCAAAATGGGTAAAACCAGAAGAAAGCAAAGACATCAATGCCATTAAAGAGGTTTATGGGTACTCGGAAACCCGTGCTAGAGAGGTTTTGGATCTATTACCAATGGCAAAAATTCATGAACTGACACAAAAAGGTGGTCAAAAACGATAAAAATATAAATATTTTCTGTTAATATGGAGTATATTATGACAGAAGATATTTTTGAGGGATTGGGTGTAGAAGTTAAATTAAATAAAGAAGAAGACTTTTTAAAGGTAAAGGAAACTCTTACCCGTATTGGAGTCTCCTCTAAAAGCGAAAAGAAACTTTATCAGTCTTGCCACATACTACACAAACGAGGTAGATATGCTATTATGCATTTTAAGGAAATGTTTGTTCTTGATGGTTTGGATAGCGACATGTCTGAAGATGACTTGGGAAGACGCAATACAATCGTCAAACTCTTAACTGAATGGGGACTTATCACACCTATTGATCCTGTGAAGTATGCTCAACCGCAACTTTCACTTGCTCGACTTAAGATAATCCCACATAAAGAAAAGAAGGAATGGACATTGATTCCTAAGTATCATATAGGAAAGTGATATAAATACATGTGGAGTTTATACTATGAAGAAGATGCAGGCTATCGGTGCTCCCTTTCTTATCGAACATTCATCGTGTTCTGATCTAAAACCAAAGTATTTTGATTGGACATCTGAAGACTTTCCAGTAAAGGTCTTCATAGATGGAGCAATTGCTACTGGAATGTCTTATATTAAAAAACCAGGAGAACGTAAAATAGCATGGGTGTGCGAATCCCGTGCTATTTTTCATTTGATGAGTTTTCCTAGAGATCTTTGGGAAAAGGAATTTAATAGAATATGTGATTCGTATGATTTATTATTTACATCAGAAAAAGATCTAGTGGGCAAGCATCCTAATGTTCGATATTGTCCAGCAGGAAGTAATCTACCATGGGCGAAAGATCAACAAATTTTTAATAAAACAAAATTAGTATCAATGGTTGCTTCACCAAAGAAGTTCGCTTTTGGTCATGCTGTTCGACATGCGTTAGCAGAACAGTTTAAAAATTCAATTGATTTATATGGTGGTGCTCTTGGATCAAAACGAATTGGAAAAAACACCTGGGATAAGTCAGAAGCACTTAACGATTATATGTTTCAAATCGTAATTGAAAACGATAAGTATTCAAATTATTACACTGAAAAGATAACAGATTGTTTTGTTACTGGAACTATTCCAATTTATTGGGGTTCTCCTGATATTGGAGAATTATTTAATTCTGATGGAATCATAACACTAACTCCGGAATTTGATATACGTCAATTAACTTCTGAATTCTATAAATCTAAATTAGAAGCAGTTGTAGATAACTTTAATCGTGTTAAAGGACTTGCATCCGCTGACGATCAACTATTTAAATTAATTAACCCATGAAAACTGAAGTAGTCTCATTTTATTGCGACGTAGACAATCGCACATATTACAGTGATCACTCAAGACGTTTGAGAATAAATTGTAATGAAAACAATATTCCTCACGATATTCGTGAATTGCCATCACGCGGAGAGTATAGATTAAACTGTCTAGCAAAACCAAAGTTCATTCTAGATGTTCTCGAAGAGAAAAAGAAACCATTTATATGGTTAGATGTTGATTCAAAGATACACGCAGAGTTAAGTGTATTTGATGATCTAGATGA